TGGTGCCTAAAAGGAGTCTGAAATGCAGCTGTTTAAAAAATGGTGGTTTACGGCGTTACTCACCGTCCTGCTGACGCTGGTCAGCATCAGTCACGGCAGCTTTGCGGGCTATCCGCTGGCGGCGCTGCTGTGGGCTGACTTCTTCGCCTGGGCCGTTATCGGGTTTTCCGGCCTGTACGCCTGCGCCCTGACCGGCAGTGACCGAAAGCAGGTGTTTGCGTGGCTACTGAGGTTTGCGCAGCTGGCTGACCGCGTGCCGCTCAGATGGTATCACCGCGTATTTATTGCAGTGGTGATGTGGGGCGCGGGCTGGAAGCTGGCGGCATTTGCCGGTATTCATGCGGTTTTTTATCGCCGGATGATCCGGTCAGAACTTGAACGGGCGGCGGCATGACGCGCGCACTGGCAGTCATCATGCTGATCCTGCTGCTTGTCGCCGGGGTGCAGTCTTACCGGCTGAACAGCGCCCACGGCAGAATTGATGCGCAGCAGGAAACTATTGCGGGCCAGGGGAAAAAGCTGAGCCAGAAAAACAGTCAGCTGATTGCCCTGAACATCCTGACGCAGACCAGCAGCCAGGCACAGACGCAGCTTTACGCCGCCGCAGAACGCAACGGCCAGCTGCTGCGCGACCGGCAGCGAAAAATTGAGGAGCTGAAACGTGAAAATGAAGACCTGCGCCGCTGGAGTGATACCGCTTTGCCTGATCCTGTTATCCGGCTGCGCCAGCGACCGGCCCTCGCAGGAGGTGAATCTTACCGTGAGTGGCTGTCCGAAAATCACCCGCTGCCAGCTGGATCCGGCAGCGCCGCGCACTAACGGCGACCTCCTGGCCCTGCTGGACGAAACGGAGGCCGCCTGGGCGGCATGTGCCGGTAAGGTCGATACCATCATCAGCTGTCAGGAAAAAGACGATGAACAAGCCGCAGTCCTTACGCAGCGCCCTGAATAAGTCGGTCCCTTACGTGGCCGATAACCCGGACCGCCTGCACCTGTTCGTGGACAGCGGCCAGCTGGTCGCTACCGCCGCCGCGTCCCTGTCGTGGGAGTACCGCTACACCCTGAACGTGGTGATCACCGACTTCACCGGCGATCAGAACCTGCTGATGGCCCCGGTGCTTTTGTGGCTGCAGGAAAACCAGCCCGACGCGCTGCAGAACAGTGAGGCGCGCGAAAAGCTGTTTTCGTTTGAGGTCGATATTCTGGGGAATGACCGCTGCGACATCAGCATGGATCTGAAGCTGACCGAGCGCGTCGTGGCAACCACTATGGACGGGAAAATCAGCATTGAGGCAGTGCCGGAACCGGACGCGCCGGAGGAATTCTGGACGGTGAAGCATGGCTGAACTGCATGAAGTGGATGCCTGGCTGGCTGCGCTTCTCTCACAGCTGGAACCGGCAGCCCGGAAAAAGATGCTGCGTGAGGTGGCGCGCGACGTGCGCCGCATTCAGCAGGCAAACATCACCGCACAACGTTCCCCGGACGGCACCGCATGGGAGCCGCGCCGCGTCAGCGCCCGCAGCAAAAAGGGGCGCATCCGTCGCGGCATGTTCGCGAAGCTGAAAACGGCAAAATATCTCAAGGCGCAGGCAGGCGCAGACGCCGCTGAGGTTGCCTTTGTTCCGTCGGTGCAGAAGCTGGCCCGCGTTCATCACTACGGCCTGCGGGACCGGGTAAGCCGTCGCGGCCCGATGGTGAAATATGCGGAACGTCCGCTGCTGGGCGTGAACGGCGACGTGGAAAGCACGGTGCGTGAAACCCTGCTGCGCTGGCTGGCTGAATAGCGGTCCGGGCGTTGTGCCATGCCTCAGACAATGCCGGGAAGATGCCCGGCCCCTGCCAAAGTGACACTCTCAGACCATGAACGAAAAACTCACCGAAATTATGCGCCTTATCACCAACCTGATCCGCACCGGCACCGTGTCCGACGTTGATCCGGTGAACTGGCTGTGCCGGGTGAAAACGGGCGACCTTGAAACCAACTGGATTAACTGGCTCACCCTGCGCGCCGGTAGCACCCGCACATGGTGGAAACCCACCGTCGGGGAGCAGGTTGTGCTGCTGAGCCTGGGCGGCAACCTTGAAACCGCTTTTGCGCTGCCCGCCATTTATTCCGAAGCCTTCCCGCCGCCCGACTACTCGGAAGACGGCACCACCACCGTGTTTAAGGACGGCGGCTGGTTTCAGTACGAGCCGGAAACCGGCCAGCTGCTGATAAAAAACATCAAAAGCGTGCGCATTGAAGCGGCGGACGGCATTCAGCTGATCACCGATGCGCTGGGGATAGAGGCCAGCCAGACACGGATCAACGGTGATACCACGATGAACGGCGATGTGACCCACGGCGGCGGTTCAATGAGTTCTAACGGCGTGATTGCTGATAAGCACTTACACGACAAAGTTAAGAGTGGCGGCGATATGTCAGGAGGCCCGCAATGATGTATCTCGGCATGAACCGCGACACCGGCAAAGCCATTACCGACATCGATCACATCCGGCAGAGCATGCGCGACATCCTGATCACCCCGGAAGGCAGCCGCATCGCCCGGCGTGATTACGGTTCGCTGCTGTCGGTGCTGATTGACCAGCCACAGAACGACGTGATCCGCCTGCAGGTAATGGCGGCAGTGTATGTCGCCATCAGCCGCTGGGAACCTCGCGTGAGGCTGAGCACCGTAAACCTTACCAGCGACTTTGACGGCTCTATGGTGGTTGAGCTGACCGGCCAGCGGGATGACGGTTCGCCGGTTGCCATGTCTGTACCAACGGGGGTGAACAGTGGCAGTAATTGACCTTTCCCAGCTGCCCGCACCGCAGATTATTGAGGTGCCGGACTTTGAATCGCTGCTGGCTGAGCGCAAAGAGGCGCTGATTGCGCTTTATCCGGCGGATGAACAGGCCGCCATGCGCCGCGTGCTGGCGCTGGAGTCTGAGCCGATTGTGAAAAGCCTGCAGGAAAACACCTACCGGGAAATCCTGCTGCGCCAGCGCATTAACGAGGCGGCGCAGGCGGTGATGGTGGCCTACGCAATCGGCAGCGATCTGGACCAGCAGGCCGCCCGCAATAACGTGAAGCGCCTGACCATTACGCCAGCTAATCCCGACGCGGTGCCGCCGGTGGATGCAGTGATGGAATCAGACGACGCACTGCGCGTGCGCGTGCCGGAGGCGTTTGAGGGGCTGAGCGTGGCCGGACCGACGGGCGCGTATGAGTTTCATGCCAAAAGCGCCGATGGCCGGGTGCAGGATGTGTCCGCCATCAGCCCGTCACCGGCGACAGTACTGATCACTGTCCTGAGTCGCGAAGGTGACGGCACGGCGGCAGCGGATTTGCTGACTACAGTGGACACAGCACTGAGCGCCGACAGCGTGCGCCCGGTGGCCGACCGTGTGACGGTTCAGGGGGCGACTATTCGCAACTACAGCGTGAAGGCCAGGCTGCACCTGTTCGACGGCGTGGCCGCCGGTCCCTGCCTTGAGGCGGCAAACGCTAATCTGGCGGCTTACCTTACTGAACAGAAAAAGCTGGGGCGCAGCGTGCGGCGTGAGTCCTACGGGGCGGTGATGCGTGTGGCCGGTGTGGATTGGGTGGAAATCACCGAACCGGCGCAGGACATCATCATGGACCGCACGCAGGCGGGTTACTGCACCGGTACGGACATTTCCGTGGCGGGTGATCAGGGGGTGACATGAGCAACAGCAGCCTGATGCCGCCCGGTTCGTCTGCGCTGGAGCGCCGTTTAGCGCAGGCGTGCAGCGGGATTTCCGGGCTGAACGTGCCGCTGCGCGACCTTTGGAACCCGGCCACCTGCCCGGTGAGCTTTCTGCCCTATCTGGCCTGGGCCTTTTCAGTGGACCGCTGGGACGAAAGCTGGGCTGAGAGCGTCAAACGGCAGGTGGTGAGCGATGCGTTTTATATTCATCAGCACAAAGGCACCATCAGCGCCATCCGCCGCGTGGTGGAGCCGTTCGGCTTCCTGATCCGGGTTATTGAGTGGTGGAAAACCAATGAGCCGCCCGGCACGTTCCGGCTGGACATTGGCGTGCAGGACCAGGGCATTACTGAAGAAACCTATCAGGAGCTTGAGCGGCTGATCAGCGATGCAAAACCCTGCAGCCGTCACCTGCTTGGAATGTCCATCAACCTGCAGGTCAGCGGCGAAACACGCATGGCAGCAGCCAGCTATGACGGTGATGACCTGACCGTTTACCCGTACACCCCGGAAATTATCTCCGTCAGCGGCGCGGCTTATGGCGGCGCGGCGGTACACGTTATTGACCTGATGGAAGTGGGACCATGACACAAAAATACTATGCGATCGTAACCAACCTGGGCGCGGCGAAGATTGCCAACGCTGCCGCGCTCGGCACAAAACTGAACATCACACAGATGGCCGTGGGGGATGGCGGCGGCACACTGCCGACGCCGAACGCCAGCCAGACGAAGCTGGTTAACGAGGTGCGCCGCGCCGCTATCAATTCGCTGAGCATTGATGCGGCCAATGCCAGCCAGGTGATTGCTGAGCAGGTGATCCCTGAAACGGAGGGCGGATTCTGGATCCGGGAAATGGGGCTGTTTGATGCGGACGGCACGCTGATTGCGGTCTGTAACACGCCGGAAACCTACAAGCCCGCGCTGCAGGAGGGCAGCGGACGCACACAGACCGTGCGCATGATTCTGATCATCAACAGCACAGACGCCATCACCCTGAAGATTGACCCGTCCGTGGTACTGGCAACGCGGAAGTATGTGGATGAAAGTATGCTGACGGTTCGCCAGTACGCCGATAAGTTACTGGCGGATCATCTTGCAGCAGAAAACCCGCATGACCAGTACCTGCAGACAGCGAATGCGCTGGCAGAAATCAAAGACGCCGGTCTGATTGCTGAGCTTCTCAAAAACCTCGGTTTAGGCGAAGGCGCGCCCGTTATCGGTTCACCTTTCCCCTGGCCTCACGCAAAAATGCCTGACGAACTCTATCCCTCAATGGCTGGCATGGTCTTTCTGAAAAGTAACGGGGCGAGT